CTATTTTGCGGATTAACAGGGGGATTAGAAGCAGCAAAGTTGTATAAGCTATCATACGCCCCGCTACTTAAAATATTAACTAGTAAGTCGTCATCAATCAAATTACCGCTCTGTCTTAAGTAATTGAAATAGGCAGGATACATTGATCGATCTAAATTTTCTTGAGTATCATACCGCCTCCAGTCTCTACCTCTTCCAAATAAAGCCGGTGAAATAGTATAAGCTCTACCGCTTGTAGGATTAATTCGCATAAAAAAGAAATTCCTCTCACCTTGCGGCGTTGATAATAACACCACTCTATCCTCTCCTTCTCCAAATGTTCTATTACCGTAAGGTATCGATTCTACAACGTTTAATAAAGCGTCTTTATCTACAGTAGCAGGAATATCTTTATTTGTTCTAAATATGTTAAGAACATTCTTCTGGAATGTTTCATTATCTATAGAGTCGTCGAATGCTTGCTGTACTTCTTCGTCATTAAACGGTACCTGTGTTACATTACCTTCTTTGTCCATCTTAAACGGGGTCAGAGAACTTGAATCTAGTATAATATCACCATCATCAACAGGCTTGACCGTAATACCGCTCTCTCCGGGTTTCTCTTTTATCTTTTCTACTAACTTTTTAATTATATCGTTACTTATTGCTCCGTCCTTTACTAAATCTACAAAAGTCTTAAAAGGGACTTTTTCTAATTCAGGATAATCTAGTAAATATTTTGATGTTCTTTTTGTCAGTTTTACATTCGGGTAATTATCATCTTCTTGATACAATTGAATCTTTAATGGATCTTCAAAAGTTAACTTTACTATTGTATCACCGTCTTTAGCTACATACAGTCTCTCATCAGGTTTTAATTCGTACTTACCGAGTTTAACTAAAAGTTTCTTGACGTTGAAAGGTAAGAATGAGGATGCTAAATATTTTTGATCGACATCTTCAAAGAAGTTTGCCATTATCGAACGTCTTGCCGAATCAGGGAACTTTTCTAGGGCTCTTATAAGGAGAGTAGGTTTAATTACACCAGGAGTGGTAGCTACGAAATTAAGTATTTCTGGATATTTCGCTAAATGGTTTTCTACAAAATCTCTATCGTCTATATCACTAAAGATTCTCTCGTTACCGTTTCGCCCTCTAACGTCTTTCCTGACAACTAGGTATTGTTTCTTTACTGAAAACGGGAGTTTAGTCCACTCGCTGTAACTTACAGGATTATTTTTATACTGCTGTGTTACTTTTTCGCCGGTTGATAGCGGTATGTATTTCAGAACATTCTCAAGGTTTGGGATTTCTCTTAACCAAGGAACTTCTCTTTCGAGTCGATCTAGACTCATTGGCTCTGATTCGTTAGGCGAATTCTCTCTATTTGTATAAACGTATCTTTCGTCTACATCTTCTGTCTCAGGATTTCTAACTTGAATAGCTACAAAGCTTAGTTTACGACTATCAGGCAGGTTTGTATTTCTAGCCAGGTAAAAAGTAGGATAACCTCTTTGTGAGCTATACCTATAGTTAGCATACGAACCTCTAGTTATACACCACTTTTCTCCCTTTCCAAATCTAATACAATTGCCTTCTTTACTTCCATTATATACTGCAATACTATCATCATCGTTGTGGTAGACTACATCTGGTGTTATATCTATTGCTTCAGGTGCTTCATCTCCAGGGCTTGCAGTTGCGAATTTAATAAGTTTAGAAATAGACCATTTATCTAAATCTCTTTGATCGGGAGGTAATTTTTCTTTACCCTTATCAAAATTTTTAATATAATTTTCTAGATCCTGATCTGTAACATTAATATTTAAATCTTCAGCCTCATCTTTAAATTTTTGAATAAACTTTTTTAAAGTTCCTTCGCTGTAAGCTTCGTTCATAGAACTAGGCAAATTATACACAGTATGCTCTATGAGCTTGTAGATAAGTTTTTTATTACGCTTAGAAGTACAGGGCGTACATTCTTCTTTTTCTATGTCTACTGATTTAATCATTTTGTTTTACCCCATTTTTTACCTTTACCTGGATCTTTACAAGCTGAAGGTGTTGGTCTACAAGAAGGATATTTAGATCTTTTTTCACCTTTTTGTCTACCGCAAGACTTACATTTAGTCTTACCATCTACCTCTCTACATGTGTTACAGTCTACCCATCCTTTCGATCCACCAGAACCTCCTTGTCTTGAAAACCATTTATGAAGAGATTCCTTCTCTTCAGTGATATCCTCTTCTTTTAGTCCTTTCCAAATCTTTCCTTGACGGCATCTCACGATTGCACCAGAACGGTAGGCAGAGGGCTTATCATACTTACGGCGAGCAATACGAAGACAGCGGTCTTCCTTTTCCTCAATAATCTCGTTTAATATGTCGATAAGCTTAATCATTTTTTATTCTTAATGAGAAGCTCACCTAATACTTCTATTTTACCTACAAGTTTCTGAAATTCAACTTGCTGTATTTTTATATCACCTTTTGTAGCCTTATGAAGTTTTTCGACTAAGTCGTGATACTCTTCTTTAGCTTTTTCTAGATCTAGTTTTCCTTCTGCTGCTTTTTTATAGTAAGGAAGCTTAACAACAAAATGATGGTAAGTCAACATAGAAAAACCGCCTTTCTCTTTAGCATTTTTCGCTATTTTTTCAGCACCTTTCTCTCTAGTTTCAGCAAACTCTTCAAAAGGATCTTTTTCTTTTTTTACTTCAATTAGTAAATCATTTAGTTTAATCATACTACCAAGCTTTGCAGGACCAATAACGAGCTTTCCAACGTGGTCCAGGGTTACTACATTTATGTCTTGCTCTAAAACTCCTTCTACGGGCAGGATTAGATTTTTTTATTCGCATGTTAGGGTCACCAAAGTTAACCTTCACTACATTCCCCTTTGCATTCTTAACGTACACCGATCTCTTCTTCGGACCTCCTGGGGTCAAAAACGGTTTACCGAGTGAAACTTTACGCCCTCTATATTCAGCCTCTTCTAATTTATTTTCGTACTCTACCAAGTATTCCATCAAACAAGCCTCGCAAAATTGATCTGTTTCGTCGATAAACTTTGGATCGAAATCCGATAGATCTTGTTTCAATTCTTCGAATTCTCTCTGATTTATTTCGTGTACGTAGTTTATTACGTCTTCGATCTTTTTAAAATACCATCCTTTATCTTGTAAATGAGCTAATGCGTCAGGATTTTGGTGTAGATAGTTTATAAAAGCTTCAACTCCTGATGAAGTACCGGATAGTTCTTGAATTTCTTCTTCTATATCTGCTCTCACTTGGTGAAATTCACCTGCCCCGTCATCGACCATAGTATGCATTTCGTTAGTTCTACGGCTACAATGATGTTTTCCTGTTAAAAAAGGTTTAGGGCAACTAGTGCCCTTTACGTGTACGTGTCCGCACTTACCGCAGCATGTACCTTTTTTCTCCTCTAGAGACATATCTTCTCTTTTTAAAGTTTTACCGAAGTATGCATTTGTGAAAATATTTTCAAACCGGCGAGTATCTTGAAGTTTTCCTCCTTTAAAAGGAGGTTTTTCAAATTTAACTTCTACCCAATCTACCACACCATTTGAACCTCCCTTACCTCCTCCCGCTGCTGCTATTACTATTCCTTTACCGTATTGCTTGTGTTCGAAAGGGCTGCCTTTTCTGTAGTCAGTCCTTACTTTATAGGGTAACGAAGTTTCTGAAGCTTTAATTATTTCAGGTTTTTCTTCTTTCTCGATTACCCTGTTACCGTCAATATCTACTAGAAGTTCTGCGTAAGATGGAGTATATACGCCTGGAGGTCTTACGCCTAGATCTTCTGGTCTCTCTCTTCTAAGGTGATCTTCAATAGTGATTAATATCTGTTCATCATCTGATTTGTAAGTAGGATACATTGTTAGAGCCTTATCGTTGGCTATAACAACTAAGTAGATCGTTCCACCTCCATCCCCGTTAATCATTCCTATATTATACTTCTTGCCATTATGTACCAGTTGAGGAATAAAAACCTTAACGCCAAGATTAACGTTATTAGATCTTCCGACGTTACTAACCTCAAGCCTTGTTAAGTTTTCGTTTAATTTTTCTTGAAGTACAGAAATTAACTTGCTATCAACTTCTTCTTTATTTCTATCTCCGTAAACAGCTTCAGGGAGCTCAATAGCTTTAATTGTACCTCGCTCTGCTTTTCGTTTGAGGTAGTGGTCTGTTCTTATAGCTTCCCATAGTTGCATTAATGCAAGAATTTAAGCTTATACTTAGTTGATTGTATCAAGGTCATTACTTCATCATACTGATTTATAAGAAAATTGTCTTGAGGTAATGAAGGTAGAATTGCTTCTACGAATTTGCATAATCCTTCAAAGTACATTGCAGGATTTTCGTCCTCTTTAATCGTACCTGCCATCTTATAATCACGTAAAATACCGTATTTACCTTGGTAACTCTCTACAAGTCCATCTATTAACGGAATAATACCTTCATAGTAGCCTTGAAGAGCAATATGCTGGGCATAAGAAGGAGTTTGTAGATGGTAGATATGAGCCTGATTACGGCTCTGCATCAGTGTTCCAATAAAAGTTCCGTACTGTTCCATTATTTTTCTTTGATTTCAGGTAATTGCTTCTTAGCGGCTTTAACCATTTTATGCTTATCACGCAACCCTTTAATCATAGCCATCTTTCTTTCGGCAAGATTATGATGTTTTTCAGACATTTCCGGAAGATCAGTAGCATCTTTCATATGACTGTTTATCTCTTTCTGAAGTCTGGCAATATGTTTATCGATTTTTTCTAGAACAGTATCTTTTTTCTTCTCAACTTCTTCTAAATGCTTACGAAGCTCCATGCAAGCTGCTTCTGCAACTAGCTTTGCTTCTTCTTCTTCATTGTAAACTCCATGAACACTTTGAGGCTCAAACTGTCCCATACCGAAAGCATGTGTTTGATGCATCACATCATCAGGTGTAGACTCAGGTCCGGGCTTTAGAACTACGAAAATCTTACCGATTTTATCCTCGCATCCTGGATGATCCCAGTTTTCTGATATTACTGGTTCTTCAGATACGTGTTGAGGTAGATTTGTGATATCGGGAGTATGTGCAGCCCACTTTTTTGCAATCTTGGGGTGCTTGGCGAACATAAATCGCTGTTGAGCTTGTGATTTAAAGGGCATTTTTATGGATTTTCTCCATTATAAATATCCAGTTTTCGTAGTTCAGCAATCTGTTCTTTAACCTGTTTATAAATGGCTTTTCTATCGCCTCCATCCCATTTTTCGACCTCTCCTTGTTCAGATACAAAGGTTTCTGATTGATCTACCCATTGCTCTAGGGCTGCTTCTAGGTGGTCTAATTCAGCGTTCTTGTTGCGATTCATAATATTTGCAGAATATTCGTTCCATTCACCGAGACGCTTAATTTCTGACTCCATTTTAATAACGCAATCAAAGCATTTCTTGTGAATACCCCACATTTTTTTGTTATAATCGTTAATTTTCATCAAATTTCCACATTCTGGACATGTAAGAGGCATTAATACCAGCTCTTTTATCTTATCGAGCTTGGTAACTGACATTTTAATTCCGTTCTTTATAGTCCATTTCTTACCGTTTTCTTCCCAAACGTCCCCTTCTTTGTGGTCTTGATTACTCTTCTCGTATCCGGTCTGGATTTGAGTTCTAGCACCCGTATCGCCGGTGATAATGTTTCGCATCCTCTGTACATCGCGAGGATTGAACTCTTTCTTAAGATTATTTTCCATAACTAAAACTTACAAAACATCTAAATTATATACGCTTAAATTTAATTTTCCGTATTCTCTCATTATAATTCCGGCTATCGCATTAGCATCGTTTTCAATTTCTGTCCCAGTTTCACCAGCATCACTATAAATTAAATTTAGTTCCTGCTGCCGATGATGTACTAGTTCGTGAGCAAGACTTCTACATACATCAGCAAGGTTTCTCCCGGTTATAAACACCTTTACTGTCATTTCACCAGGATTATATTCACCAAAAGATCTACGCATCTCCACAAAGCTTCTGTCTTTTACCAAAGAGATTTTCGGAAGAGATTGAATCTCTAGCTCTTTCTTGCAAAAGCTAACAAAGTGTTTTAGTGTATCAAGATTCTTCTGGTTCACTTTTACTCATTTTAGGGGCAAGCATTTTAAATATCTTTGATGCAGCCCCGCGATTGTATGCCGATGTTGGAACAGATTCTTTAAACTCTTCATAGTCTCCCGTCTGTAATAATGTTCTTACATGCGGGGCAGAAGCGTCTGCCTGTCTCTCTTTAACTTTTATTACTTTAACTCTATCCCCGAATTGCTGCTGAAGGGAATTCCCGTACTCCATATCATCACTCTCATCATCTCCTACAGCAATATACACTGGATCTATTGTGGGATTCTTTGCTAGAAAATCTATTATAGTTACAACCGGGGATTCTTTAGTTGAAATACGAACTGTTATCTTAGGGTTAGGTTCTGCTTGAAGATACATGTTCCAGATCATAAGAGAGTCTTCCGGCGTAATCCCGTCTACTACTTTCTTACTTATAATGATATATACTTTATTAATATACGGTTTTGCAGCTAGGGCTTTTGCAGCTTCATAATGTCCCTTGTGTGGGGGTTTAAATCTTCCTGGATAAAAACAAGGACCAGGTTCATTTAGAACTGCTTCAGCAATCGTTTTTCCTAGTATTTTCGGATCAATCATACTAGTTATAAATATCTACCCTAAAAGCAATTTAGGTTTTGCACTCTCTATCTCTTCTTTTAACTCCTCCATATACTTTACCGCTATCTCTAATCTCTCCTTTATCAGAGACGCCTCCTCCTTATCTAATTCTAACCTATATATAAACATCTGATAATCGGAAGATACGCGAGGATCAAAGCTAATAAAGTCACACCATTTAGCCTTAGCACAGATCATGTTAGAAATACATTGATAGTAGTAGTTTGGGGCTACCTTCTTGAATTTTGCCGGGCTATCTATTAATCCATGTTTAAAATGGTTAGCAGACTTAAACGGACACTTTACTTCAATCACTCCGTTAGGTTTAACAATACCGTCCGGGGATCCGCCGTAAAATTTATTTGCAACAATAAAGGATGCTTTTTCAACCTCTGTTTTTGTAACCTTTGAGTAGTGTTCAATCGCTACCGGTTCAAGTTCTGTACCCCAGTCGAGGGCCTGTCCGTGTGCCGGTTCAGTTACTCCGCCGAAATTCTCACATACTTTCTCTAGTAGATAGGTTTTAGCCGTTTCGGTTAGCCCTTTCTCTCCCATTATTTTGTGAATTTCCGAACTAGTGATTTTACCTCTTCTTATCTTAAACCATTCCTCTGATCTTTGTTCAATTAGCATAGTTGCATTTTTTTAAGCAATAACTCACCGAAGGTAAGCTGTTTTGCTGTGTGTAAATATTTTGTTATTTCTTCGAAACCTATTTCTGAAGGATCTTTTCCTTCTAACTCCACTAAGTAAACATCTTTACCTAGGTTAATTAGTTCAAGAGCATAATTAAAAGACTGCTTTAAGGCATCATTATCTAAGACTAAATAAACAGTTTTAACATTACTCTGTACAAGCTTTAGCATTAAAGCCCTTGGAATAGTTTTACCAAACAGAGGTATAGCATTTCTCCTCAACGCTATTGCATCAAATATACCTTCACATAGAATAACAGGTACATTCCAGTTAATAAAGTACTCCAAGCCTATCAACTCATTCTTATTACAAGAAGGAGCATTATATTTTCTACGAGGCTCTTTTTCAAACGACCTTGCTATAAAGTAATTTATACGTCCATTGCTATTATAGGAAGGAATTATTATAGAATTTGCATATTTTCCTTTTTCGCAGTAACCTATATTATACTTTAAAATATCTTCTTCTGTTATATTCCTACTTTTGATATAGGCCTTGGCCTGGCGATAGGTTATATTGGTACTTTTCTGAGAGAGGGATATAAATTCTTTAGGCATTTGTACTACCTCATATTTCTTATCTTCTAACTCTACCTTACCGCCCGGGAAGTAGGTCTTCATTTCAGCTATCTGCGCCGAGCTTGCTTGTAACTTTTTTAAGAGAGATACTAAATTACGTCCTTTAGTAGCAGGCTCGCAAGTCCAACAGTGGTAAAAGCCGCTCTTTGGATCTATCTCTAATTTAGGCTTATGATGCTTACAAAAAGGGCAATAGAAAGCATAATTCCCTTTAGTTGAAGGTTTAGATTTACCTAATACACTATGTAAGAGTCCGAGAACTAAACGTGATTGCTCCATCAAATAATATTCTTACTTTATTATAAGAATTTATTCTGGTATTACCAAATCCTTTCTGAAAAACTTAGCAAGTACGTTGTCGTTATAAGACCTGTCAGTTAGTAATACTTCATTTACGCATTGCAAATGTACTTCCCAATAGGTGAGCTGCTTTTTATTAAAGCAAAACTTAATAATCTCTCTACGAAAATGACTTGTTCCACTATCTACAATTTCCTGCAGTAATACTTTATTTGATCCCCAGTAATCTGACCAGTTTGACTCTTTAGTTACTAATTTTTTTGTAGGCTTTTTTCCGGGTCCGGTATGTTCGGCGAGCTCTTTTTTTGTTAGCTTCTTTTTAGTATTAGAATAGAGGGATTTTTTTCCGATATAAAATCTTCCAGTTCTAAGATTGGTAATTTTATATACAAATCCGATACATCCTTGAGGGAATTTATTTACAGAATCGTATTCTACTACGTTTCCGTCTTCGTACGTAAACCATTTTTCCGACATAAAATAAAATTTAACTATCCCACTTAACGATGAAAGTCATATCCGTATTTGGCGGGATTGGGTAAGGGGTTGCTAGCTTTCCTACTACGAGAAGCTGGTTGTTTTCGTTATAAAGTCCGATAGTTGTGGTGTAGGGGCGAAAAGAAGATCCGGTCACGGTGTCAATTAGTGTTCCGTCTATGATTTCTGCGAAAGAGGCGGTGCCGTCTTGGGGTGCGAAGAAAGGTAATGCGGCCGATCCTGTGATATACTGCTTACGGGCGAAAACAGTAGGATTTTGAGAATAATTGAAGTCATTTTCAGAGACTCTACATTTTACTTCGTTTTGAAATATAGTGGTTTCGGCAGTTAAGGACATTGTACAGGGAGATGATGCAATAAGGGAATCGTAACTTCCTGATGTTAGTAATACCATCCCCTGTGGGTAGATAATATTGCCTACCTGTTTATAGCTTTGGCTCACGTCTAATACATTGCCGTTTCCGTCGTCAATCAGGTTAAATGTAGAAGAGCTAAGGGAAAAGCTCTGTCGTGAAATTTGCTGACCATATACACTGACGGGAATTGATATAATTGTAATCTCTGCGTTAGATTGAGTCGGGAAATATCTGTTATCGGAGTCTCCGGAACTAGAGGCAGCGGTGGATTGAAGGTAGTTGTCGGCTCCGGAGGCAGATACGGGGAATGAGCCGGTTAGGTAGTTTGAATAGTATAAATGCTTGACAGAAAAATAATTTAGAGTTTCTTGTGGTATTGAGCCGGTGATAGTTATAGGTCCATTTACCCCTTTTAAGACCTTAATATTATACCCTACAAAAGAACTTGAATCAAATGAGGAGCTATATTTTAACTTAATAGGAGTAGTGATAACATCTGAAATCAGAAGGCTATTTGCTGCTCTACTCATTATTTTTAACTATTACCAATCCAGCTTAACTCTAATTAATGCTTCCTTAGTAAAATCTTTTACAAGGGGTACTGACATCTTTGCTACTGCTAATAACTCGTTATTATCATTATACAGTCCTACAGTTGTAATATAAGTTTGTGGATTATAAATCATTGTAGGCCATAATACAGCTCCAGATCCTGAAGAGAACGTAGGATTTGAGGAGTAATTGTATTCAGCATTTGCTATTCTCACGAACACGTAATCGGAAGAAATAGTTTCTTGAGCGTTTAATTGGAAGTTAGCACTACGTGAGATTGCTTGATAAAGGAAAGTATTATTTGTAGATGTGTAAGAGGCGGAAGCGTTTAGCAAATAGCTTCCAGATCCATAGTTACCGTTGTCTATTACAAATCCAATACCTCCTGCACCGGCATTAAGCGCTAGTGCTCCAGGGTTTAAAATTATTGTACCGATATCTGGTAGGTAGAATCCGTAAGATCCTGATACGGTATAGCCCTTGGCGATTGCTCCAGCAGGTAATACGTCGGCTGCTTTACCAAATGAACCGGATACTAGGTTAAATACTCTACCACAGTCAAGGTAGGTTACAGTTGTTACATCGTTACTATTGTCACAAATTGTAATCTGTCCTGCAGATCCAGATAAAGAAAGGTTAAATGTACCAGGGAATAGGCTTTCTTTATACCTATTTCTATCAACGTTAATTGCAAAAATACTTGGTGCGCTAGTAGATGCTCCGCCAAAATTAAACCCTTGAGTAGATCCTGATAAAGCAGGTCCATATATCAAGGTTTCATACTGACGGTAAGTTGTTAGTGATGGCGATACGCCAGGAACTAAAGGGTTATACCATTTAGATCCTGATCCGTTTATACTACCATAAGCAATTGCAAATTGAACAGCGGCTCCGTTTGCATTACTTTGAGTTTGATACACGTTAAGGTAAAATGCCCCTGCACTAATAGTAGTTGTTACCGTAGATGATGCAGTAAAGAAAGTAGTTAGCGTAGGTTGATTACTACTCCAAGCTGGAGCTGTAATCGAATCGGCGCTAATTACAAAGTCTGTTGGAGCTAGTCTTGTAAATGACATATTCTATTATTGATTTACTTTGGTTATTTGAACAGGGACAAACAATCTAGCGCCAGAATCGCGACCTACAACTGTCAGGGTCGTATAAAGTACTGTACTGTTTGTACCAAATAACGTATTAACTGTTGTTCCGGTAATATTGATAGTTGTACCGATTACAGTTTTCGAAACATTAGTACCTACTGTTGTGATTCCAGTAACGTTGAGTGCTGTTGCTTGTGTGGTGTTAATTCCTACTCCGTTAAAGGCAGCGGTAGTTCTTACGTCTCCTATTGTTGCGAGATATCCGGATTGTTCGAAAGTGGAAGTAGCGCCAAGGTAGTTTAAAGTCTGTGGAGTAATTGATAGTGAGGCTCCTTGCTTTAATACAATTGTACTATATCCGATGCTGATAACTGGAAGTGCAGCGGTTCCTCTAGGTAGAGTAATAAGCTTATACTTCATAATCTCTTGGGATTCAGGGAAGGCTTGGATAATCGGCATATTTTCGATAGCCTCTCCGTAAAAAGCAGATCCTGATGGATGATTTGGATTATACAAAGTATAGTCTACTTCGTCGTCGGAGAGGGAAAACTGTGTAATTTGGAAAGATCCGTTGTTTTGTGCTAGCAGCTGTCTTCCTGTATCTGTCAGAATAGCATCAACAACAACACTAGTATTACTTAAATATGCCATGTTTTACTTGTTTTTCTCTTTATAAATAGTGTAATTTTTTAAATTTTATATACCGAACTCGGTTGGAGATTGAGTGTTTAATACTTGAGATTGAACGGCTGCCTGCAGTGCATTTATATTCTCCAGAACCTCCGGATTAATGTTCTCTGGTATCAAGAATCCGTACGAGGTTGCTCCAGGGGCTTTGTTGAAGGTCAAAATTACATTCTGCTCATCATCATATCTCTTTAGAAGTAGGAACGGGCCTACTGCTTCTGGTGTCCCTATCCAGTTATCAATTAATTGAGGGGTTACTTGGATTTCTAGTTGAGATAAGTTATTAAAAGATGCATTTACAACATCTACGTCTTGGTATAAACCGTTGTAATCAAATAGTACTATTTTATCCCCTGGTTGCGGATTAAACGGATAGTTTATATCTCCGTAAGTGCTGTATAAACTACTAGAAACTATTGTAGAGCCGGATAGAAAATAAGGTACAAACTGGTAATTTAAAAATTGACTCAGGTCGGCACTTAGAGTTATTGTACTTGTTTGAGATGTTGTATCTGTCAGGCTATATATAAAAGGTTGCGGAATAGTTCCGTTTGCGAATGCATATCCGCCTCCGCCTGCATTGGCGGGCGTTGATGTTAAACTATTATATGTCCCGGCTGTTACTACAGATGCAGTATAGTTGTCTGTTGTAACTCCGACTTGCTTGAATTCGAACAGTACTTTTGAATTTGGAACTAGGTTAATGGCAGGAGTTGTATAGTCAAAGAATAGAGTAGATCCGGAAATTAGGATCGGGTTTATAGGAGAAGAGCCTGCTGGTAGGAGCGAGAATACTGTAGGGAGGGGTGCGCTAGCGGAATATAGGTAAGGATTCAGCGCTGCATCAAAACTGTAAGGTACGTATATTGTTCCTGCAGCAACATCTATAGAACACATAGTAAGGGCTGTAGATGAATTTCCTATGTTCGAAGTATTCAATACGCCGTCTACATAAAGATCATAAGGTCCGTATACTGTTGGGAATATTTCGTTTAATGCGTAGGTTCCGGATGAGTCTACTGTTGTAATAGTAGATAGGGAGGCAGTTGTGTAGCCTCCGGGTTGATTTACGGATGTAAAAGTTTGGGTTTGCAGAGATCCGATTGGTGAAGTCCCGTTCAAATATGCACCCCATGAAAACGATGCACTTTGCACTCCAAATGTTTGCGGATTAGGGAATTGGATATTTATGCCGAATTTTGCGGTAAATGTTCTTTGTCCGGCAATAGAAGCGGTATAGCTGGCCCAGTTGTTTACAGATCCTGTTGTAAAATCTGCGCTAACGGGATTCTCTCCGTCAAACAGTCTATAGATATTACCTTCTCTAATAGAGTAGTCGGTAATAGAGGCTGAATAATAAGGATTTGCTCCTCCGCTTATAAAGGCGTTAGGTGACCCTGTATTAGTTCCGATAAAGGTTCCTGTTGTACTACCTCCTACAAATTCAAAATATAGTCTACCAGATCCGCTAAAGTAGAGCTGAGGAGTGTAACTGTATCCACTATTATAGATAGTTTTTATTCCGTCAGTACTTACTTGATTACTGTATTTTTTATTATCAAACTGCTTTACAGTTGCAGTAGTACCCGCTACAAATATGTTTTGAACATCTTGCCAGTTTTTGTTATTCTGGTTCAATTCAAATAATCCGCCTGATACGTCGGCTAAATACGCAAAGGCGACATTCACTCTTCCCGGTAGGAAAGAGCTAGTTGCTACCTGTGTAAAATAGCCTAGTTTATTAGTATAATAGTTAATTACTGGTTCATTTGCATAGGAAACGTCTCCGGCTGATGAAGAGTTGTACTGTCCAGATAAATAGGAGCCGCTGTATCTCGGTATAATGTAGGAGCGTGCAATATGATTATAATCCTGTATATAGGCGTACTGTGAGTATGGTTGCTTACTCTGATAAATGTTACCGTATAGAACTGTTTCATTTATAGATTGTGTAATTAAACCGTAGTTTACTGGTGCAAACTGCGTAGTGTTAAAATCTAAATCTAAAAATCTCTGAGATCTTACAGGAACGAAAGTATTATTTAGTAATGGACTTACTGAATAAGTGAGAAACATTATATTTTCTCCTCCGTGTTCTGATGGAGCAACAGAAGAAGTCCATGGGTAGATATAACTTGATACTTCTTCTTGTGAAAAATAATTAGTAGTTGCTTCAATATAACTACCGCTAAACTCACCTGTGAATTTTTGAATATCGTTTGATGAGCTCATATACACAATACCTAAAGATTGAGTAAGAGCCATCGATGCGGTTCCGTTATACTGTATTGG